CTATAGAGAATATAGAACTAATGGTGATAGATATGTGTTAGGTAGAGCTGGTTACTTAAATGGAGCTTGTCCTGATAACAGATATCCAAACGCAGTTGGTTGGGGAGCATTCAAACAAATTGCTGTCGGTGATGGAACACAAGATTTTGCAAACACCGATTATTACGCTTACCTATTAGGGATACAAACATTTGCAAATCCTGAAGCGGTAAATATAAATGTATTTGTTTCTCCTGGTATTGATTATGTAAACAATAGTGATTTAGTTGAATCAACAATTGATATGATTGAAAATGATAGAGCTGACTCATTGTATATTACAACAACTCCTGACTACAACTTATTCTTACCAACAACAACAGGTGTGGATGGGTTGATTTATCCTCAAGAAGCGGTTGATAACTTAGAACAAATAGGTATTGATTCTAACTACACCGCAACTTACTACCCTTGGGTATTAACTCGTGATACGGTAAATAACACACAAATCTACATTCCCGTAACTGCTGAAGTAACAAGAAACTTGGCGTTAACTGATAACATTGCATTCCCTTGGTTCGCAGCGGCAGGATACACAAGAGGTATTGTTAATTCAATTAAAGCACGTAAGAAGTTGACTCAAGAAGATAGAGATACTCTTTATCAAGGAAGAATTAACCCAATTGCAACCTTCTCTGATGTCGGTACCGTAATTTGGGGTAACAAAACTCTTCAAGTTAGAGAAAGTGCTCTTGATAGAATCAACGTAAGAAGATTGTTATTACAAGCTCGTAAATTAATTTCTGCAGTATCTGTTAGATTATTGTTTGACCAAAATGATGAACAAGTAAAACAAGATTTCTTAAACTCTGTAAATCCAATCTTGGATGCTATCAGAAGAGACAGAGGTCTATATGATTTCCGTGTAACAGTTTCATCTGATACTTCGGATTTAGATAGAAATCAAATGACAGGTAAGATTTACATTAAACCTACAAGATCCTTAGAATTTATAGATATTAACTTCTATATTACACCAACAGGAGCATCATTTGAGGATATTTAATCCCAAAAATGAAAAAAAAATAAGAAAGGGAGACAAGTTCTCCCTTTTTTTATTACCTTTGTATTTATAAATGTAAGAAAAATATGGAACAGAATCAATTTATTAAAAAAATTATTACTGAAATTTTAAGAGATACGACAACTTCAGTGATGAAATATTATGCATTTGATTGGGATGATAATCTTATGTTTATGCCAACTAAAATTTATCTAAAAGATGATAAAGGAAATGATGTTGGTATGTCAACTGAAGATTTTGCAGATCATAGAACGGAGATAGGTAATAAACCTTTTAATTATAAAGGACATACTATTGTATCGTTTAATGAAAATCCATTTAAAGATTTTAGAGTTGATGGTGATCAGAAATTTATTAAAGACTCAATGACAGCACCTACCGGTCCTGCTTGGTCTGATTTTGTAGAAGCAATTAACAATGGTTCAATATTTTCTATCATTACCGCTAGAGGACATACACCATCAACGATTAAGGAATCGGTATATAATTTAATTAAGGGTAATAAAAATGGAATTAATTCAAATGAATTAGTGAAAAATTTATTAAAATATCGTGAGTTAGCTGATGAGGATAAACTTTCTAAAGATAAACTTATCCGGTCTTATTTAGATTTATGTCGGTTTTATCCGGTTTCATTTGGTACTAATTCTGAATCAAATCCTGAGAAAGGTAAGATAATTGCAATGGAAGATTTTATAAGATATGTAAAACAAGTTTCACATTATTTACAGAAAAAGGCATTTATGAAAAATAAGATAAGTAATTATTTTACACCATTTATTGGTTTTTCAGATGATGATGTAAGAAATGTAGAATCTATGAAAAAACATTTTCAAGATAAAGATGATGATATATTACAGACATATCTAACATCAGGGGGTATAAAACGAAAATATTAATACCCAGTACCATACTAGTATTAAGTAATTTATTAAAAGAAGTAATAATTAATTTCAAATAAAGTAATAATTAATAAAATCTAGTAATAACTAGTTATATCTAGTTCTAGTAATAATTTATTAAAAAAAAAGTAAAAGTAAATAGAAATTTTTTGTTTAGTGTATATTTATAATAAAAATAAACTAAAAACTAAAACAAAAAATTATGGCTGATTTACTAATGAAAATGCCTGTTCCGTATGAACCAAAACGCCAGAATAGATTTATAATAAGATTCCCAACATCATTGGGGATTAATGAATGGTTTGTGGAAAGTGCTTCAAGACCATCAATTAAAATTGGTACAACTGAAATACAATTCCTTAACACATCCACATTTGTGGCTGGACGATTCAACTGGGATCCAATAACCGTTAAATTTCGTGATCCAATTGGACCATCAGCAACTCAAGCATTAATGGAATGGGTTCGTTTATGTGCTGAATCAGTAACAGGTCGTATGGGTTATGCTGCAGGGTATAAAAAGAATATTGACCTTGAGATGTTAGACCCAACCGGTGTTGTTGTTGAAAAATGGATATTAGAATCAACATTTATGACTGATGTGAATTTCGGAGCTTTAGGTTATAGTACCGATGGGTTAGCTGAAATTACAGCAACACTTAGAATGGATCGTTGTATATTAGTTTACTGATTTTTAACTATAAATATTTTATTGAACCTATATAGAGAAATCTGTATAGGTTTTTTATTTACTAAAAAGTAAACAATTTTATATTTAAAATAAAAAAGATTATGGAAAACGATTCTAAACAATATGGTCAAATGGATTTTAATTTACCACACGATGTGGTGATCCTACCTTCTAAAGGGAAATATTATACCTCAAAAAAGAAGAGTGTTAAAATTGGTTATTTAACAGCATCAGACGAAAATACCCTTTTAAATATGAACCCTAATAAAACGGTAAAAGAATCAATTGTTTTACCATTATTAAGAAGTAAGTTATATGAATCGGATATTAGACCTGAAGAACTTTTAGATGGTGATATTGAAGCATTATTAATATTTTTAAGAAATACATCGTTTGGTCCTGAATATACCGTAAATGTTATTGACCCCCAAACTAACAAAGAATTCAACGCAACAATATTACTTGACGAATTAAATATAAAGAAAGTAAATGAAGAACCTGATGAAGATGGTTATCTAACAACAACTTTACCAAGAACGGGATCCAAAGTAAGATTAAAATTTCTTACAATGAAAGATACAATTGAAATTGATAAAATTGTAAGTGAATATCCCGCGGGTAGAATGGCACCTTTGGCAACACTTAGATTAGGTAAAATGATTGTTGATATTGATGGGAATTTAGATAGGGGGGATATTAGTAAATTTATTGAAAATATGCCAATTATGGACTCCAAACATATTAAGAATTTTATGTTTGATAACGAACCAAAGTTAGATCTTATAAAAGAAGTTTTCGCCCCATCAGGAGAAAGAGTAATGGTGAACATTACTTTTGGGGTGGAGTTTTTTCGGCCTTTCTTCTGAATACTCAAAATTTATATTAGACGAATATTATTTATTGGCAAAAATATTAAGAACATCTTATTCCGATTATTTAAAAATGCCAACTTATGTGAGAAGATATCTTGTTGATAAGATTATTGAGGACAGTCAAAAATAAGTTTTATTGGTATTTATATAAAAACATTAAATAGATTATGTTAGCAGATACAACTAATTTAGGGAGTAATCTTGGGTCTCCAACAACACCTGGAGTTGGCGATACAGGTCCTAATTATGAGGAACTAGTTAAGGTACAAGACATTTTAACAAAAATTGATTTAACAAGTCCCATTAAAACTATTAAAGAGTTTGGTACCTTATTAATTGGTGAAGTTATAAATATTGCCAAGGCGGTTAAAGAATTAGATGAAGAATCTAGCCGATTGGTAAGATCTTTAGGTGTTGGTAAAGAACGAGCAGGAGAATTATCCTCTACCATTGCAAGAGCAATACCTAGATTTGTTGAATTGGGAATGGGAATCGGTGATGCCGGTGATGCTTACAATAATTTAATAAAAAGTTTAGACACTAACATTATGGTTAGTGATGAAACTTTAGCAAATTTTGCGGCAACATCAAGAGTTACAGGTGTAGAACAAAAAGAATTAGCTGAAAAATTTAGAGATGTTGGGGTTGGTATAGGAACTATTGGTGTTCAAATGTTAGATGTTGTTAAAATTGCTAGACAAGCTGGAACAACGGTAGAAGCGGTTTCAAAAGGGGTGGTCACTAATTTAGATAAAATGAACCTTTATAATTTTGAGGGTGGTATTAAAGGGTTAGCATCTATGGCGGCTCAAGCTTCAAGGTTAGGTGTTAATATGCAAAGTATCTTTACGGTTGTTGATAAAGTATTTAATCCTGAAGGTGCAATTGAATTTGCCGCATCACTACAAAGATTAGGTGTAACGTCAAGTCAATTATTAGACCCATTAAGATTAATGGATTTAGCTCAAAATGACCCAACGGAACTTCAAAATCAAATTGTAAATATGACCAAATCATTTACAAGATTTAATGAAGAAAACAATCAAATTGAAATTTTACCTGGAGCTAAAAGACGAATTGATGAAATTGGTAAATCAATGGGTTTACCTGTTGGTGAACTACAAAAAATGGCAATTAATGCGGGAATGTTTGAAATGAAATTAAAACAAATAAAATTCCCATCAAGTATAGCGAATAAGGAAGATAGGGAACTTATTGCTACTATGGCTCAAATTAATGAAAAGGGTATTGCAACAGTTCAGATTGAAACAAAAAGAACAGATGAAACAGGAAAAATAGTTGGAACAGGATTGTATGAAACTAAAGAAGTTGGTAAATTAGATGAACAAGATGTGAAAGATTTGGCTAACCAACAAAAAGGTCAGGCTCAATCAATGGAAAAAATCGCATTTAATCAACTTGACGAATTAAAGAAAATTAATGCAACAATAGGTAAATATCAAGCGGCACTTAGATATGGTGGGGCTAGTTCTATTATGGAACAAACAAATTACCAAGGTATTCAAGGTATTGGAAAATCTTTTGAAGAAAAATTTGGTAATATTTTAGAAAACCAATTAGGTAAAGAAACTGCGGAATCAATGAAATATAGTTCAAGTTATCAATATAAGGGAGATGAAATAGTAAAAACATTAACTAGTTTAATTTCAGGTTTTGATATGAGTGGGGTTAATGATTTAATAAAAAATATTCAAAATTTCACAAATAATGCAATGTCGGCTTTTGGTATCGGAGGTTCTGATACGGAAGGATCAAATTCAAATCTTATACAAACATTAAATAATCCAAATTTAAATATATCATACGAACCTATGACAATTACCACTGATAATAAATTTAGTGTTGATTTTAAGGTATCTACGGATGAAAAAATAAGTAAACAAGCGGAACAAGATATTAATAAAGCGGTATCGGATTATTTTAACGGACCTGATTCTACAAAAAATATGTCAAATTTACTTAATAGAATTGATGATGTGAGAATAACAAATGGTCAAAAACCAATTTTCAAAAAAGGTAAATAAAGGTATTTATAAATAAAGTAAGAAAAATGCCAGAAAGCGTATTATCATTTGCCTCATCATCGTCTTTTAGAAATTTATTAATTGCTAGAAATTTGGCTCCATATCAGGTTGAAGGTGTTTATACCCCACCATCTGGTAATATACTATATGAGATTAGTCCATTAAATGATAGTAATGTTATTGATTCACCTGATAATTTAATTTCCACAAATCAATTAGCAAATAATTTATACCCATTAAATGAGTGGGGACCTGAAGGTGGGTTTCAAGGTAAATATTCATTACCCGGAGCTCCACTACCTGTTATGTCAAATAATGGACCATATGACCCTAATGATACAGTTTTAGATCTTCTTAATGAGTTTTATATTGATGCTGCTTATGTGACAAATTTATATGGACCTGAGGGTGGTTATAAAGATTTAGTTATAATAACTGATATCCAACTAGCATCACATTACTACTTACCATATTATAATGGTGTTCCTACAAATTACATACCATCATCTTATAGTCCATACTCTATATTATTTTCAAGTAATCCGAGTGGGGATTTGGGTAGTTTATCTCAGGATTCTTATCTTGCTAAAATTGGTGCGGTTCAATTAAAAAGTTATTTTGAAAATAGAATTGCTCAGGAATTAATTCAATTAACTCTTGGTAGTGTTAATTTAAGTAGTTTACAAGATCCGTTTAGTGCATCAATGTTGGCGACAGGTCAACAACCATTTTTCACAAAAAATTGGAAGATTACCGTTCCTGAAAATCCTTTATTAGCGGCTGTTAGTTTTGCTAATAGATTGACGGGAACTTATTTCCCCGTTTCTTTCATTCCTGGAGATTATTTTGATGCTCCCGACCCTGTTTACTCACCCCAAACTGAAAACGCTTTAAATGTAGTTAATAACTTAACTGGTGGTGCTTTGGGTCCTATCTTAAATAAGTTTAGAAACCCTTCGGAAATATTTTTGGCGAATACGGGTAACGGACAACAATCTGTTTTATTTAAAAGTTTAGAATATAATTTATATAGACCAAACTATGATAAACCACCATTACAACAATTTACAAGTGCAATATCTAATTTATTTGGTGTTGGACCTAATGGTGGTGGGGGTTATTATGTTGGTAGTGAAGATATTGAACCATCACTTATTACACAACCTGCAAATCAAGTTGCTGTTAATTATCTTGGGAAACAACAAGGAACATTAGTATATGGTCCGTCTGAATTAGGTAAGTTATATGAAGGTAATGAAGGTAAGATTAATTTTGGTTTACAAGCGGAGTCCTATTCAAATCAGGGTGGTATAACAGGAAAATTTGTTTGGACATCACCGAAGTATAAAGATAATGGTGGATGGAAAGTTGGTCCCGGTGGAGATCCTAAAATAGTTGATGGTGAATTTAATGAAATACAAAATTCATATAATCAAAGTTTATCTACAGATATTGAATTTAGAGGAGGTTCCATTTTAGATCAAACACAAAGAATAATTAATGCTGCTGATAATGTCAGTGGTGCTGCGAGATTAAAACATGCGGGAACGGCAATGAATCAAGTTTCCAAAGTATTCAATGATGGTTATAAAGAAATGACCAAAGGTTCACAGGTTATTGCTTATTATGATAGTACCACGGGGGATGATGTAATTGGGGTTAGTGGTGTTGAAATTGGTAGAGAATATTGTCGTGTCTTTCAAAAAGATACTCCTTATTTAACATATGCTGATTTACAAAAAACCGATGGTATAACACAATCAGGTCGTAAATTTTCTAATTCTGTTTTAGATAATACGTTTAATTTAAATATTGCTCCAATAAGAAATCCTGGGTCAACCAATATTGTTGATGGTAAAGTTAAGAAATATATGTTTTCATTAGAAAATTTAGCTTGGAGAACATCTGATCAACCTGGTTATACATATGATGATTTACCTACTTGTGAGAAAGGACCTAATGGGGGTAGAATTATGTGGTTCCCACCTTATGATATTTCATTTAGTGAAGATGTTAGAGCAACTTGGAATCCGACTAAATTTTTAGGACGACCTGAACCAATTTACACATATGGTAATACAACAAGAAGTGGTAGTATAAGTTGGAAAATAGTTGTTGATAGTCCATCTGCGATGAATACAATTATTGAAAAACAATTGGCAAATAGACCGGCTAAAGAGGTTGATTCTATTATTGATTCATTCTTTGCTGGATGTGTTAAATATGATATCTATGATTTGGCGGCTAAATTTAATACGATACCAACTAGTGAGTTATATACTTACCAACAATTATTAAATGAACCAAGATTAACTGAAGAAGAATTAGATTCAATTTATTCTAATATATCTAAAGATATTGCAACTAATATTGGTGGTAATAATGGTGGTAATACATTAGTTACTGGGTCTTTGAATAAAGAAACTGAAACGAAGAAATCTGATGCTGAAGAAAGTATATCAACTGATACTATTACGGAATTTATAGATTATTCTTTTTACTTTGATAATGATTACCCTGAAGGTTA